CGCCGTATGCCCCGCCGAAAATATACTGGCCGCCCTTATAGAACGGGCTATCAAGGGACTGGTTCAGGTCATCCACAAAAGCTGCAATATTGTCGAGACTATCTACTGTGTAGCCGCCTGTGAACATCGGAGCCAGCAAATCTGCCTCAATCTCGGCCAAGGCCCAGCGGTTCAGCACATAGTTATACATCAGAATCTTGTCTGGCTGGCCGGAGGGCGAATCAACGCTTGTATAGCTCCACATTGCGACCTCATTGATGGGGTCAACGGAGCTGGTCATACGGTAGCCGTAGTTGCTGTCAAAGTCCTTCATAAAGAAGTTATTGACCTTCTCCGAGCCAATCGGGCTTGAGCTTTGCCCGTTGAACGCATAGAAGCCATCATCTGACAGGTAGAACACCATTGAGCCGATATTGCAGACAGAGCCGGGGAACTTGCACCCCTTCTGGCTCTCAACCTTGTCGAACTGCCAGATAAGCGGCGGGCCTGCATAAGCAGCCCGGTATATAGCTCTCTCGGTAAGAATGGTGGCATACTCGCCGCCAACCAGCCCGGTGATAGCACCGCTGTCCGGCAAGTCCTGAAAGTCAGACTGCTCCGTCCCGGCTGTCCACGCAGTAATGTCGTTGAAGCCTGACCAGTAGCAGCGGAACGGCTTGCGGCCAGAACCTTCATCAATATTGGCCACCCACACAAAATCGCGCACAGCGGCGATAAAATCGGCCTTCGGGGCATCAGTCGTCAGGTTGGAGAACTGCGTATCTGTGCCTAGCTGAAACGCCTGCAACTCCTCTCCAATACCGCCAGCGGCGATGACATATTCGCCAAACTGGATGAACCGCCACTTCTCGCTATCTGAGAGCGTGTAGGTTGTCGCTGCCGCAGAAACATCGTCCAGATTGTTTGTGCCGCTATTGTGCAGATATAGCTTGCCAGCATCGCCAGCAAACAGCTTCACATTCGCGCTTGCGTCCTTTGCAGCGAAGATGCCCTTGATGGTGCTGTCAGCCGCGTTGCTGTATTCCACAAAGCTCTTCATAGAGCGATACCCGGCAGCAGCCGGGATGACATTGGTGGCAACGGTAACGCCGGGGTTTGAGATGTCAGGCTGGTCAGGCAGCCACTCGCCAAACTGAATCATTGCGTGTTCCACCTTTCATCGCCAACAGTGGCATCCGTCCAAGTCTCAGAGCCTACCGTTTCATCTGTCCAAGTCTCGCCTTCATCCGGCACCGTTGACCAATCCTCGCCAATTATCTTGATGCGAGTAACCTGCGATGCGCGGAGCAGGGAAGCGCCAGCCATTACAAAAGTAGCTACAATAGCCCCTGTAGCCGTTATGGCTGCTGTAGCCGCGCCTGCAATGATAACAACGAGGTTTGCTATTGAGGTTGCCGTGATGGCGGCGGATACAGAGGAGGCTACCGTTCTCACGAGGCTGGCCGCAGTTGTCTCGGTTATAGCAACAGAAACAGCGGCAATCATCCGAGCTATAAATGCGGCTGACGCAGATACAGATGCGGCCCCACTGACAGCGGCAGTAAAGGCCAGAACCCTTTGCACAGCGGCACTCACTGTAGAGGCAACAGATACAGCGGCAACGGCTTCGTGAAGCGTCAGGTTATCCAGCTGCTCCAGCGTTCCATAGCTGTCTAAGGCATCCATACTGCCCCAGTTATCTAGTTGCTCCAGCGTAGCCATACCGCACCTTAGTCGGCTGAGATGTCTAGGTCGCCAGTGCTAATCTTCAGAATATCGCCGGAGGCAATCGTCTTAGACGCTGTGAAGGCACCGTGAATGAGCAGGTTGCCCGCCGAGGATGCGTCAAAGATACCGAAGTGGCTCACAGTTCCCCAGCTTCCTGTAGCCGCCGGAAACTCGATAGCTGCTGAGTTGCTGGCTGTGCCGGAGGCTGCCGCACCGAAGGTCGCTGCAACGCGGGCATAACCGCTGCCGGACAGTTCTGTGCCGGAGTTGTCATCTGCGAAAGACCCGGTGGACAGGCCAACATATACCGCAGAAGGCGCGGTGTATGAGCCTGTGGCTAGTATATGGTCGAGAATCTCGTTCTCAAGGTAGTCGGACATTGCTGACATTGTTTAACTCTCCGCTGCTGAGTTTTGTCGTGAATAAATGCTCTTGATTTGCAGTGAGCCAGTGCCGTAATGCGCCCGCTGCTCATCAACCTTTACTTCCTCCAAACCCCGCGAAAACTTTGCATCATACTGAGATGCGCGGCCTTCATCCAGCAGATAGGCATACGCCTCTGCCAAAGCACCATACAGATACAGGTCAGGCGACCGTGTGAACAGTGTGGGGGTGCTGCTGTCTGATATTGCAGACAAGCTGCCAATGTAGATAATCTCAGCCGTGTAGGCTGAATCTGGAATGGGCCGCATTTTCATCTCGCGCCCTACAATGCTGAAGCCTTCCGGCTTGCCCTGACCAGTTGAGCCATAGGAGGAGTCCAAGCTAGTCGGGCTGTGATAGGACAGCACCTTCACCGGGTTGGTGTTCAGCTTTACCTCACGCACCTCGCGCAAGTCTGTCGGCAATGCAATATACTCATCGCCCGCAGTAAGCGTTGCTGTGCTACGCTTTTCTTGCTCGCGGGTTTCCAACTCGCGGGACATTCTCGCCTCGGCAAGCTGAATGAAGTTCGGTATCTGGTCAGTCAGGTCATCCCGCGCCAGAAAGTTTGCAATCGCCGTTTTCAACTCGGCATAGGTGCTAATGCTCATACTTTGCCACCACCTGTTCTAAAAGCGCGGTTCTCATTGTCATTCAGCCACTGCTTCCACGCCTTTGGGTTCTCGCTTGGCTTACCAAACTTTTCCACAAGATGAGCATACACTACATTCGGTATTTCTGCTATGTGCTGCGTATGCTTCTGAGTTCCGCGCAGATTGCCATAACGCCAGTCGTCATTCATCTGCTTGTTCAGCCGCAAGAGCTGTTCAAAATTTTGCGTGTTCTCAATAAAAGTTGACCCATCTGAGTTTTGCCTCAGATAGGTTTGTTTCCCGGTGGTTGGGTCGCTTGTAAGGATTCGCTTCATGTTCCTCTCCTAAAAGAAAGAAGGGGCGGCGAACCGCCCCCTCAATAGTGTTCTTAGGAACCGTTCAAGTCCAGAATCATCGCATGAGCCTTCGGTGCTTGCACCTTCAGCGCCCACTCCGTGACGACCTGAAAACGCTCGGAGTCCCCGTTCTGCGCCAACGCGTTCTCTGCGAAATTGCGCCCGTTCAGGGTGCAAAGAGACGCAAAGTCCGGGTCAATCAGGAAAACGCGGTCATTGCCGAGGAAGCGAGACGGAACCACATCAAGAGTGCCGAAATCTGTCAAATAGACACTGGCGCTGCCTGAATAAGTCACAGCTTTTGCCTGAGTCATATTGACATCGTTTGACACCAAGTTGCCAGTTGCGGCAAGGTCGGAGAAGTTAGCCCGGTTAGTAGCGGAAGCCACCAGCATCTTCGGGTTACCGCCATCTTCCCACGCATCCTGCATCCCGTCCTCAATGAGGGCCAGAGTCAGGGCGCGGTCAGTGCCGCCAGTTACAGCGTCAGTGCCATCGCCAGTAGCGAAAGCGCCGGAAGCACCAACGGAACCGTTAGTAATCCAGCATGACAGTGAAGCTGACTTGCGCGGGTCTGAAGATGAGCGAGCCACATCGGTGTCACCGATAGCCTTCTCGATATCCCTGCGAAGTTCCAATGATTTCAATACCTTCTGGTATGCTACTTCACGGTCTCGTCCAGATTTCTCAACAGAATCCAGAGTCTTGGACACGGCCACGGCCTTCTGTGATATCTGATGATAGTTCCCAAGTCTAGAAGTAGCCGTGGGAGCGGCAATACTGGCATCTGCTCCCTCATTGACATAATTCACCGCGCTTGCCGCCGCTAATTCCTGCACTTGCCATTCGGTAAAGATACCGTTGGAGGTTTCCTTCTTCAGTGCGCTGAAGATAGGGGTTTCATCGGGGTCAATCCGATAGATAACATCCGCAAGCTGCTCGCGCTCACCTACGGCTGTAGAGGTAGTAAATGTGGACATATTATTGCTCCTTCTATTAGCTGTTGCCCATCAAGTATTGAACGGCTGCATCAACGGAACGCTCTTTATTGAGCCTACTCATTGCTTGCTGCCGCGAACGACTAGCAACCTGATTCTTGGTCTTGGGCTGACCCGCCTTAGCCATCTTTGGAGCCTTGCGTGTGCGCTTTTTAGCAGTGGGTTTCTTCTTCTGAAGATTGTCCCACTTCCACGCTTTGTAGAGGAGTTCGATAGCCCTCGCGTCCGAAGCGTTCTCTATCTCCTCTTGGCTGAACCCGACCTGAGACTGAGCATACTTGACTACTTCAAGACGCTCTTGGTCTCTGACCTCATCATCCTGCCACTGCGGGATGCGGTTC